CTCTTGATTACGTCCAGCAAAAGCCTTCATCTCATCAGCAAGTAACGCAATAACGCGCCCATCCATCTTTCTTGTCTTCATTAAACGCTGCAGAACAATCAAGCTTGCATCCGTCACGCCATCTTCTTTCTTGATCTGCTTCGTATCAAACGGCAGGAAATCTTCCGGCTTCACCTTACTCTTTCTTCCCGCCATCATTCCTGCTGCCATTGTGCCAAGCTTGGCTACGGCAACGCTGCTGACATTGTATTTTGCGATGTCATGACGATCAAGATATTTCAGCGCACTCTTAACGTCATCAAGCCTCTGGAGGCCAAAATTCTTGGCACTCCATCGCTCGTCCTTAAAGTCGGAAGCTGAGAGCCTGAAATAGATTTCGTTCCAATCTGTCAGGCTCTTAAGCTGCTTTCTGGCTTGTGCTTCAAGCCTTTCTGCTACTGAGGACCATTCCTCTTCGCTGCTTTTTTTGCTTCTACAGCCTCCTGCGTCTCAGCATTTTGCTCTTCAGCAATAAATTCAACCACTTTTGCAATGGCTTTGCGGGGAAGATTTTTGGTGTCTTCAATCTCCCAATCGCCAAGATCTTGCCATTCGCCATCAATAAGGCCTTGGCCACGAGAGCGAATAAAGGCAGTGACCATACGGGCATTAGTGGCTTCCACCGATGATCCGCTGGTAATCATACTCAGCGTTTCTTCCGTGAACTCAGAGAGCAGCTCAGCTTCTGAAATGGAACCACCGCCCTGCAACAGTGCAAAGGCCTCGTCCAAGGGAATCTCACGGGAGGCGGCAATGCGCTTCGCAAGCTGAACAGCACGAATAGTAGCTTGGCTTTGCAGTTTGCTGATTTCCTCCTGCTCAATGGATTCAGCAACAAGCCAACTGCCATATTTCTTCAGACGGATTTCGGGCAGCAGCTCAAAATAGCCTTCAGTCTTGGTTTGAACTAGGAAGCTGTATTTGCTCATGATCGAGAATGTTTAACAATGCGTTGAACACCTTCACTCGCTCATGAGAAGAGCGAAATTCTGGCGGCACTTCAATCAGCATTGAATGATTGTCGTTGCTAATTCTAATGGTCATTTCCCTGCAAGAAACAAGACAAAGGATGCCCACTTCCAAAGCAGCGCCATCAATCAAGCAATTAATGGCATGTACTGTATTATCAGCACTCCATAAATAGTCGATTTTCATCGTCCCATCGCAGAACGAATGCGCTGTAGAAGCCGTTGTTTAATAGCGCTTTGCTCAAACCGGCTTGGAATGGCAACATCTTGAGTCCATGGTCTAGCAAATGGCACGTTTGTTCCTCTCAATGCGTCGTGTACGTATCGAGCATAAGGCTGGCCGCTGCTATTGGTGGCGTCCCAATTCCAAGTGGCTTCAGCGCCAGATGAAGACAAAGACACGTCAAAGCTATCTCTTCCACTCTTGTAAAGATCGCCAAGATCATAAATATCACGAACACCTGCATTAACAAAGTCTCCATTTTTCCTCTTCGTATCCCTTCCATAATCCCATTTCTCCTCAAAGAATTGATCACGAAAGTGATCATTCACATCAAAGCGTGTCCAAGTTTTAAAAGCTTTTGCAAGCTTATTGACGAGGTCTTCAGGATTAACAAAACTACCACCAGTGATAATTGCCGACATTAGCTTGCTGGATACAATTGTTTAACAATGCGATCAGGAATGATAAATTTACATTGCTCGTAGGCAATATCGTCGCCAGGAAAGTATGACGGAGTGCAATCAGGAAACCTCCTAACCATTCTTTCCATCGCTTCATTTAATGTGGCACTGCTTGGCGTAAACTGGGCCAGTCTCACTTCCCACAACTGATTAACTTGCACCATTCCTACCATGGCGCGAGGTAGCCGATTAGGGAATTCTCGCATGGTCACTTCTAGCCCTTTCGCCTTCCATTCCTTTGGTACGCTTTGCCTGCCCACTACATACACAGCAGGAAGCGTTGAATTATTTGGCAGTGTATAAGTGCCAATAAGATTAGGCGATGCAGAAAGCAGCTCAGTAACAGTTTCTCGCAGTTGTGAAATGTTCATTAAAAAGCCTGTCCCCGTAGGGACAGGCTAGCGAAGATTCAATGGAAGAATCAGGAATTAGGAGCTGTCGGGATGATGCTGCCAGTTTCAGAGGCATTCTGATGAATGCCAATGCGACCACGACTGGTAAGATCAAACGTCACTTCCACGAGATTATCAGCGGGATAGCTCTCGTTGTAGTTCATCACGCAAGCAACAAATGCCACGCGATCATAGTAGTAAGTGTTGCCAGAAGCGCCAAGCTGTTTATTAATCTCCACGTACACTTCGTGGTTCTTGTCGTAACGGCTAGCACTCACTGCCTGGAAAGCTTCATCAAAGCTGTTCGGCAGGAACACAGTGCCATCAACATCCTTCTGGAAGTAGGAAGTAATGGAAGCAGTGGCTTGACTGGTAGTGATCACGCTATCAGCAAAACCACCGCCGCCCAGCAGGTAAAATTCTTGGTTGCCATCGTTAAAGGCAACAGAGGCAGTAGTAGCTGCCTGCAGAGTATAGAGAGTAGGAGCGCCGCTAACGGTGAAAGTGGCACCACTTTGAGTGATGATGGGACGAGAAGTGCCGCCAATGGAGCCCACGCGGACAATCACGTCCTGGCTCTTCACTAGCTCAGTGGGATGGTAGAGCATGAGAAATTCCTCAATGAAAGAAGAGAGTTAAGCGTTGTCCACGCTTCCTTTGCCAATTAGTCTAAAAATTCCCCTAATTGGCGTGCCTAAGAATTGCCAATAGTGAATAGCAATTTGTTCATTCGGCAATAGTTCAAACCTTCCTTCTCTTCCATTGATAATTGCCTGAGCACTATCACCAACAGTCACGCCAGACAACGTGAGGGGACTGGTCATCCTGCCTTCCATGTAGACAGCAGTCAGATCAGCCCCCAATAGTTGGTCGTAACGGGGATTTTGCTTTTGCTTAAGCGTGGCGTAAAACGTCACACCAGAAGAAACCGGAACATAATTACCAGTTTCGCTATCAAGAGCATAGCCCGAAGCCACATGAAACACCAAGGTGGCATTAGCAAGTGGCTCCAGGAAATTACTCACACGACAAACCCAACGGAAGAAAGAGGAAGATTATTGGTCATTCGTTTAAACTCCTGACCGTATTGAGTGGCATCAAGCCCCTCGCCATATACCTTGCCATCAGTGGCACCAATTTGAATGCCCATTTGAGCAAGTTGAATGGCAATAATATGAGCAGCAAGAAATTTGACTGCCCTATCAGTTTGATCCCCAAATACATCACTAGAAGCATCGTAAGAAGCTTCCGTAATGGCACCATTAACAATGCCAGAAGGATGTGGACTGAATTCAGGAAAGCGCTCAAGAAAGCTTGCGTAGGTAACTGCCATAATCAGGCTTTCCCAATACGAATGGCTTCAATGCGCTTTGCAATGGCATTCCTCACGCGAATGCGCCCTTCAATCTTCTTCCAATCTGCCAGACGATCTGGATCATGGATGAGTTCAATGGCGCGAATAGCTTGCGTAAGGGGAAGTTCGCTAAGGCTTTGAACATTTTCAGGCAGGTCTTCTACCATCACTTGTTCTTTCATTTCTTCAATGGCACCAATAGCAAGAAGCTTTTTAACAGTGCCGTTTTCCTTCGCTTCCTTCCATTTTTCATCAGGAATTTCCTGATTAAGACCAGGCGTCAGTTGAATGAGCCCGCTCTTGGTAATAATGCCAAACCCTGCATCACGAGGGGGATTTTCAAGTTCGGGACGATAAGCAATCAGCATTGTTCAAGAAAAACAATTGCTAATAGCTTAACGTCCATCTTCTTGATTAACTATCCTCAGCTAGACGCTTGAACGTAGATCATGCTCTTGGGATAGTACAGAGCAACACCACCCACACGGGCATGAGCAGGAACGATGAATTCCAGACCACGTTGCTGGGGCGGGAACAGCTCAAGGGGCTGAGGAATGTGCAGTTGCACCTTCTCAGGATCACGCTTGTACACCACCATGCGGTCTGTGTTCAGCGGGCTGTTGTCAGCTTCCAACTGGTTAATGGGCTCAACGTTGCGGATATAAGGGTTGGTACGCAGGAAGTACTCAAGCACGGTCACGTCCGAAGAGTCGGAATTGCGAGTGGTGCTAATCTTGTTGTAATCCGCGTAGGACAGCAAGATGGTATCGGGCTGTTCCTTCATCTTGGAGCCGTTGATAATGGCAGTCACGCCATAGTTCAGCAGTTCCAGCATTTCCTGAGCGGTGGTGCCGGCAGTGGTGAACCACTTATCAGCAGCAACAACGTCCACAGTTGAGTTGTTGAAGAAGCCAGCGAGACCCACAGAGCTTTCGCCGAAGAAAGCCAGGCTCTCCACTTTCTCTTCATAGGCACGACGCACAGCAGCAGCACGACGCTGCTCCAGGGCGATGTTCGCCATTTGAGCAGCACGCAGTTCTTGCACGGTGTAGCCAAAGCTGCCACCGAAAGAACGGATGTTGATGCTCTTCTCCACTTGGCTGATGTCAGCACGGGGCAGATCATCGGCAGCGTCCGCAATCAGACGGAACTCACCAGTGGAGTCCATGATGCGATAGGTGAAGGTCTGGGCGCCAGGACCAGCTTCAGCAGTGACGGGAAGAACAGTGGGATATTTAATATCCGCATACTGCACTTCAAATACTTGGGGGCGAATGTACTCAAGCTGACGCTCAAGGAACAGGCCCGCATCATCCATACGGAATTCAGACATTTTTAAGAGCCTCCTATCAAGAATCAGCAGAGAGGGTGAAGCTCGGACCATTCAGCTCCAGAACAGCAAGGCCGCTGCCAGTAGTGGAGGTGAGGAAACGAGCGTTAGCGAGGCGAACAGTTTTGCCCGATGCAAAAGCATGAGAGAACTGACCGGCCTTGCCAGTGCCGCTAGCGGAATACAGCACACGCACGGGAGATGCGGGAGTAACAGCGCCAGTCACATAAACGGCAACTGCACCTTCATTGGCCACGTTCATGGCTTGCTGGTTCTTCACGCCAGGACGGTTATTTGCGTCCAGAGCGGTTTCATCAACATAGGTGAGGACGTTAACGCCCAGCACGGTATCAGAAGTGCCAGAAATGGTGGTAGCAGAATTGGCAACAGTGCCAGCAGTGTTGTACACAGCCAGATTGCCAAAAGGAATAACAGCGCCGGTCTCGTTGAGCCGGGTGGTGATAGTGTTGTCGCGGATGTCAGACAGTTGACCTTCCAGCAGTGCATTGTGCTGCAGGCTATAAGCCTGCTGCACGCCACCAGCGGAGGCGGTGCCCGAAGCAGAGAAAGTTACGGCCATAATTACTTAGCCTCCTTGGAGATGGAAAGGGGCTTCTTCCAAGCATTCTGCAGCATGTCCATATAGGACGAAGGTGCAGACACGGGAGAAGCAATGGAAGCTACGACTTTGCGCAGCTCATCAGTGGTGGCAGAATCTTTGCGACCCTCAGAGAGAGTATCAAACATTGCTTGCACGTAGTCATCGCTCTTCTCGGAAAGATCAAGCTCGTCACCACGTACTGCCTTAATGGAATCAACCATCACTTCACGGGCAGTTTTGCCAGCGAAAGCGTAAGCAGCATCGAGAACAGGCTTAGCCTTCTCGATGAGAGCAACGCGCTCTTCCACCATGGAATCAAGATTGATTTCCTTGGAAGCTACCAGTTCAGCGTTCAGCTCTTCAATTTGCTCAGCTAGGGCATCGGCGCGACCTTCGGCAGCGTCCATTTTGCCCTTCATTTCTTTTTCCATGGCATCCATTTCTTCCTTCATTTTGGAAGCTTCAGTCACCATGCCATCGTACTTTTTCTTCATGTCTTCGTAAGACATACGGCCATCTTCCCGTTCTTTGGTGATCGCAAGAGCAACGCTCTCACTCACCTCAAACTCGGCGCCGTCAAATACGACTTTTGCAGTCATAAGACGTTCCTCGGTGTTTTGAATTAAAGAGGGGTCAGCAGCATCTTGTCGATCAAGATGGAGCTTCACCTGTGGGCCAGCACGGCCCCGTCGAACAACGGCGATGTGATTTCCAACGATTTCCTTTTGGATGCCGTCGTAATGCTCACCGCTATCGGTAACGCCAGGTGTAGGGTCATAACTGACTCGATAACCAGCGCTAACTTCACGAGCATCGCCGCGCATAATACGATCAATGGCGTCTTGATCTGTGATTGTCATCACAGCCTTGACGAAACCATTGTCATACACCACTTCAGTGCTGCTAAATCCTACTTGGTAGTCTTTAGTATTGTTAGCATCTAAAAGAACGGGCGGATGTTCGGCGGTTACGGCCTTGCCAGCAAAAGAGGCTAGGCTCGCGGGAGAGGCCACTTCTTCTTCAGGTCTATATTCGCGACGCACTGAACCATCAGCATCTGTATAGAGCTGAATACCAGTGCGAGCAATAGAGGCCCATGCCCGAAGATAACCTTCAGGCGTCACCTCATATTTCTCAATGGGAGAGAAATCGTAGCGACAAGATGTGGTGCTCATATACTCACTTTATCAATAAACTTAGTTTATTATAAAAACAACTATTCAGAACTGACTAGGAAATGATGTTTCTCAAGAAGAGCGGCGCCGATGTGCTTAAAATGCCCCATCAGCAAGCTCGCCTACTCATTGCTTCTCGCATTAAAGAAGCCCGCCTTAACAGCGGGCTTTCACAGAAGAATGTAGCAGAAGCTTTACATACAAGTCAGAGTTCTTATTCTCGAATGGAACGCGCTGAACTGGCTCCTGACTGCGTGCAAATTCGCACTCTCAGCGGTCTCTATGGAATAAGCGTACTGTGGCTGATGGGCTACCCATCGTTCATTCTCAATACGAAGCGCGATTAATCTTCGTCCTCATCGTCGTCGTCGCGAATATCACGAAGCTGGTCTTCAATGCCTTCCATGATGTACGATTTTGCCATTGCCTCAATTTCAAACGTTAAAAACTTAGTTGGCTCAAAATGAGGATCAGGCTTTTCGTAAACGCTCATTACATAGATGTGAGTTTCGTCTAGCCGACCATTTTTAAAGCATTGCTTCTCAACTAGCTCCCAGCGTGAAGTATTGCGATGCTCGTTAGAAGAAAGAATAGACAACGCCTGCAAAAGACCAATACCTTCATCCTCTTGTTCGATGACGCGCACGTATTCGCTCATTGATCTTTGTTTCGACTTTCCAGCATTTTAATGATGCGTCGAGCCCAAGACTCTCCCGCATCGCCGCCCCATAAATCCCAGCTAATTTTTCCTGCATCATCTTCTCCACCGCTTTTATTCTTTCGATGGCGAGAGAAGAAAGCTGCCATACGCTTGATAGTGGCATAACTAACTTTTTCTCCGTTGGCCAAGCTTGTAGCCCTAGCCACTCCACTGCCAATACCCTGCTTCCCCGCCTCCTGCGTCGTTAAACCGCCTTTGCCGTGTTTCCTGCGCAGCTCCAAGCCACGACGGGCAGCGCTCCTTACGGCAGGAGGAGGGGAGAAGCTTTCAGCGTCTCCCCTCAGCGCTTTTTTCCGCAACTCCCATCCATTTCCCCTTCTTCTTCCTGTTCCTCTTCTTCTCCGGCTAGCTCCTTAAAGAAGCCCATGTAATACTCATCGCTCATATCTTTTTTCGGTTTGCGTGACATACCAGCTTCGGACAGGGCAATTGCCAGCGCCTGCTTCGGGCTCTTAACTGGTTCACCACTGCTGCTCTTAAGCTTGCCACCCTTAAATTCGCGCATTACCTTGGCAATTTTTGCCTGCTTTTCTTTCTTGGTCATGGTCTAAATGCTTTTCTTAAGCATAATCAATGGATGAATCCTATAGGAGCAGTGGCGATGTTCATGTCAGGAAAAAGTTTGTCACGATACAAAACCATGCCAGTAATGAGACGTTCAGCAATAAAAGCTAACGCTCGCTTGTCATAGCCTCCAATGCGAAGAAACTGCTTTTCATGTTTGTGCCAAATAGGAGCTAGAGCTACAAACAATGTGCTCATAAATTGCTTGTACTGAACATTACTTCCTCTGGCCATATTGCAGCCAATAAAGCTGTTCTGTTTCCAAATGGCATCAATTTCTTCCCTTGAAAAAATCCAGCTTCCCGAATCTGCAATTTCCCTGGTGATAGCAGGAGCATCAAAAGCAGAATGTCCACCATAGAACTGCTGCTCTAGCGTGCAACTAAACAATGCAGGCTCCGGGAAATACAACGTATTTTTGTCGTACCATTGATCATTTGGCTCTAACCAATTGCGTCTGTATTGTGCATTGCCGATGTTCTTTTCATTCGCATTGAGAATCATCCAAGAAATGCAAGACAGCTCTCCCCATCGACTATTGCGAGTGGAAAGAGAAGCATTCTCATCATCAAATACATAACCTTCCCCACGGAGCGTTTCACGCTCCTCACTAGACAAAGCATATGCTCCTCCCATGATGGGAACAATACGAGAGCGAGCTTCATACCTCACCTTCTCACCAGGAATACACACGGCATAAATGGTGCAATCAGACGGTTGCATAGACTTTCCTCGTAGCCCAAAGCTCGTTGTAATTGTTCACGCCCCTAGCACCAAGCCCGGTAAGATCGCCGCCTCCTGCAGGCTTGCTCCAGGCCATAATCGTACCATCGGGAAGCACAAACGCTCTGTTCTTCTGGCCATGCGTAGGCGTCAATTCAAGGTAGTCACCGTAGACAAAATTGGCTTGACTGCCATTTACGGCAAGCGCTTTACCTAAAAGAGTGGGGCCGGTGGGACATAATGGCGTGATGCCATAGTATTGCTCAATGCAATTGGCCACAATCATTTCAATGGCAGTTTGTAGTGCTGCATTGTCTGGCTTGGAATAGAGCACGGTTGTAGCGCAGGCCCAGCTTGTGTAGCTAAAGCGTTGGATATCACGAAAAGCCAAGAATTCAATGCGATCACCAAGATCCACTGCATTAAAAGCTCTCACGCCAATGTCAAAATACCAGCCGCCAAGCTTGTTCAGCAGGCAGAATCGGCCAAGATCCGCCTTGTAAGAAAATGGCACCAAGCAATCATATGCCCATACCACTTCCTCCCCATAGTTCTCAGCGATGAAAGCGCGAAGCGCGTCGTTGTTGTAAATAACATGCTCAGCATTAGGGAAGCATGCATCAATAGTTCCCGTGGCATGCTTAAGAAATGGACTCAGTTCTTCCGCCGGATCGGTAGAAAGAAAGATTTGTGAAATTTGCATGGCGATCAAACAATCTTGGCAGGAGTACCAAAGCCCTTAAATTCGGGCTCTGCAGGCTTAGCAGCAAGAGTTTCATTCACTGCATCTTTAAGCTGCTGCTGAATATATGGCCATGTAAAGGGCTCTTCATGGAGACGTTTGTAGCACCATTGTCCATGCTGCTTCAGAATGTCGCGGTTCTCGTAATAGTAAGTGAGAATATTTGCAGCGCACTCAGGATCTGGAAGCAAACGCTCCAAGCCGTAGTTCCTATCAGTTTCACTGGCATTGCATTCAATGCGAGGTATCTCATCGAAGATTTCAGCCAGGCTTGTATGGTCAGGAACTACTTGCGCCACGCCAGTGGCGCCATGTTCCGAGTTGACTAAGCCCCATCCTTCGCCAATGCAAGTGTTAATGCCAATATCGGCAGCGTTATACACTTGATTCAACTGTTCAATGGGAAGACAGTTGTCTACTGAATAATGTGGGCTTGTCAAGATGAGCTTGCTTGTTGGATCAAAGCCTTCATCACGCGCCACACGCTTAAACAGCGGAACCAATTCCCACCCCAAATCTTTGCTGCCCATATTCAGCCATAGACGAGCGTCGTCCTTGTCTTTGGCAAACTTAATGAACGCTTTAATTGTCAAATCAATGCGCTTACGCGGTTGGTTCCTGTTGCCATTGAATACAACAAATACATCATCTGGCACACCAAGTTTCTTACGGCATTCTTCCTTGTCCATAGGGAAGAATTTTGTAAAGTCTGTGCCATGGCCAATAATACGCACGGGCTTTGTGTAGCCCATCAGTTCAAGCTCTTTCTTGGCAAATTCCGTATAAGTGGCAAGCCCATCCCATTCCATCATGGGCTTGGCTAAGTCTGGGAACAAGCCATAAGAATCAATGGGAGTGTAGACAAACCATTTGAAGCCAAACTGCTCCTTTAATGGCTTTGCCTTTTCCCATAGTTGCAAAGCAATCCAAATGTCATTGGTCACCCATACAAGGTCTGGCTTAAATGCTTGAATGACGCTTGTAATGCGATGGGAGCCAAATGGATCATTGCCATGCAACATGGCAGGATACACCGTATAGTTCTTCGCTTCTGGATGGGGGTCGCCGTGGAAGTTTACGGCCAACACAGCCACTTCATGCTCTTCTGCTAATGCAGGAAGCAAATATTGCGCCACTCGTCCGAAGCCTGTCTCTACAAACGCATCGCCACAATAAAGAATGCGGGCCATAGTTTCCCCTGAATCTTCGTCATCTTAAGGGGCTTTTATACTGATGGCAAAAGGAGGCTAATGACATTACCATCTGGTTCAATACGCTTTTGCATTAGCACTTGCAAGAAGTTTGCCCCGCATACGATTCCTGTCATCATCCCTAGCTTGTTTGCTGCTGGCATCAAGCAAGAAGAAATTTTGATTGTTAATGGCGGCCAAACTGTTCGCGCCAATACAAGCTACAAGGGCGTGCCAATGCTGCTGACGCAGCAGAATTCTTTTGAATACACGCCACTCATTGAAATTGTGGAGCATTTAATGGAAAGCGAGTATTGGTTTCTCCTTCATGACACATGCATTGCAGGCCCTCTCTTCAAGGCGTTGGCTTATAAGCCTCCCGTGGAGGCCCCGGAGAAAGTGGCAATGAAGCAAACGCCTTCAATGAGCATCGGGCTTTATCGCCACGACTACCTCATGACCCACAAGGAGCGCTTGATGGCCATCAAAAACTTGGACAGCTCTCCTGAAGCATTGCAGAAATGGAAGCAGTGGGGCGTACCAAACGAGGACTACATGCTTTGGAAGCTCCAAGACGTACCTTGCCACATTTATCATCCAGATAAGCACGGCCCTGACGAATGGAATTGTCAGGGGCACGCAGACCCATATGGAACTGGCATGCAGCGCCGCATTGAATACTTTCCGCAATTGCACCTTGCTAAAGCCAAAAGCAATTGGCAAGGCGTTCAACCCCACCTTTGCATTGACATCTGATGAAGCGCTTGGCAATTATCGGCGGAGGCTGGGTGGGATGTCATTTAGCAATGGCGCTCCGTAATGAAATGGAAGTGACGCTGTACGAAAAGAATCATACGCTCATTTCAGAAACTTCTTTTATTAATCAAAATCGCTTGCACTATGGCTATCACTATGCCAGAAATGCCGCAACTCGCCGCTTGTGCGCTACTACTTTCGTGCGCTTCATGGAGGATTATGGCGATCTCGTTCATGATGTAGAAAATAATTACTACGCAGTGTCGGAAGATGAAAGCCTTCTTGATGCTGAAACCATTTCAATTATTTTTGGAAATGGTCCGCACGCTCAACTAGATCCACAGGTATTTAATCACACATCGCTTTTGTTAACTACGCCTGAAAAGCGTATTAATGCCATTGGAGCAAGCCTGTATTTTCAATGGTGCCTAGATCCGTTGGTGAAAAAGGAAAAGATTCAACAATCTAATCTGCAAGCACTAAAGCAAGATTATGATTTTGTTTTTGATTGCACCAATAATACTCTCTTGGAGCCATTGCCCTCTCATTTTTTTGAAGCAGTGGCAATGTTTATCTATCGCCCCAAAAAAGATCTTCCGTTCGGCGCTCTCACTTATATTGATGGAGAACTATTTTCTGTCTATCCATATAACGATAAATGCTTCTCATTAAGTCATGTGAAGCATGGTATCATGAAAAACAACTCGCTCGACAATGCGGACAATGCAAGGCAGCTAATTGAACAGCATGTGGAGCGTTATTGGCCAGGTTTTACTGATAGCTTTGACTATTTATTTCCCACTCTTTCAATTAAAGCGAAGACGAAAGACTGCAGCGCTAATCGCACGCCATTGATGCGTCAAGATGAAAATCTATTTTCTTTCTTCACGGGCAAAATCCAAGGCATCTATGCCATTGAAGCCATGGCTAGGCAAATTATCGCTCAGCCATAAAGCTGCCTAAACAGCGGATATTCTCGATGGTGCTGAGAAACATTTACCAGCTCGCGAGTGATTCCACCTTGGTAGCTGCTTGCGACTAAGAGCCGTTTGATTTGCTTGTGTTCATACTGATTCAAAATGGGACCATTGTCAGTGTCACTGATATGAACGTGCGCAATGAAACGGAAGTAATGTTTAATAATCTTTGTTGGACTATCGCCCTGCAACCAGGCATTATTTGTATCAAGCATTGTCTTTACATTGCGCAAATTGTAAAAATCAATGTGATTAATAATCTCCTCGACTGTATAAAAATACTTTCCGCCAAATACTTTGGCGATGGGTTCAATGCAAAGGATGGCATCGTTAGCTTCCAAGATTGAATCCATACGCTTCAAAACTTCCATCAAGCTTGACGGACTCCCTCGGCGCAAAGCAGGGCTTCCGAGAACAAAGCGCTTAATACCCATCAATGAGCCAAGTTTCGCCACTCGCAGCAAATGCTCTTGCGTGGCAGCGGTGTCTTCAAAGCTTTGAACGACGCTGTCGTAGAACAGCGCCTGGGCTGAATATGCCCAAAGCCCATAATGCTCCCTGTAGCGCTTTGCAATATCGCTAAAGTCTTCGTTTCTGGCAAAGATGCGAGATGGCACCAGTTCAATGAAATTAAAAGCTCCAGCATTAGCGCTTAAGATTTCATGCTCTTCTTCGTCTTTCCAGCCAATTGCACTAATTCCAAGCATTGATAAACTCCTCCATCTTCTTCAGCGATGTTTCTTTGCTAGAAAAATACGGCGAATAACTATATTCAATGCGTCGCCCACAATCGACAATCTCTCTCGCCCAAGGAAACCATTTCTCAACAATCTCTAAAGTTTCTATGGGTTCTGGAAATAACTGATGCTCTCGCTCCCATCCTTTCCTGCAAGCTTCAGTATCAGCCCATAAATCATTAAGATCGTACCACTGGTAACAAGAATTGGCGTTGATTTTTTCCACATTATTCTTGGTGAGAAGATCAAACAAGACATTTTTCTTAATGCGCCGATGGAATAACGCAGGCAAGCGAATAATGGTAATGGCTGAATCAGGGAAAGTGCTCCTGATTAGCATTTCAAAAATGTAACGAACAGAGCCATAGTCAATTCCGTGAATTTCAGGAAAGTTCGGTACATATTCGTGCGTTTGACTATAAACATCGATGGTGGAATAAAGAATGACTTCCTTTGGTCTCAATAGTCTTATTTTTGTCAAAACATGATACATATTGTCGAAATCAGCCATCGGCGCCTGATTTGCTTTCCACTTTTCCGCTGGCAAACAAGCCAAATAAAGCTTGTCAATGTCCTCCTTCAACAATGGAGCAAGATGAATGTTTTCAGAATTAAAGCGGCAATCAAAATCATGATGCTCGCGCAAAACACTGCCAATCAGGCCAGTGCTTCCAATTAATACATCCATGCTCAAACCGCCACTACGGGCGCTTGTTGACGCATGTATTGTACGCGGCATTTGCAGTTACTCATGCAAGCACAACGTTGTCCTGGCATCGGCAAGCTACCAATAGGGACAACGCCTCTAGCTGCAAAGTCCACACAATCGCTGCAATGCTTCGCTTGCGGGTCCAAAATGCGTCGCATCAAACTATAGCCTTGTCGTTCTTGGCGAATTGCGGAACCTTCCCAGTAAGAACCTCGCACAGATTGAGAATACATGCTGATACGAGCAAGAGCCATGGGAGTAGAAACGCTCCCAGCCAGAAGATCGCGAGCAAAACCCTCCAAGTAACGGTATTCCGCACGAAGGCGCTGACCGATGCGACCCCAGTCTGAAGCTTGCATCGTATCCCGTCCACCATTGCCAATGATCGCTGCTTGTACATGCGCAAGCTTAAGCGCTTCCCTTACGCTTTGCTGCCACTGATCCAGCGTAATATCGCCGCTGCTAAGCATGTTTGTAAAACGATGTAACAAAGTGCCAAGCTTGTTAATTCGACCATCAACCAAAGCCTCCACGGCAGACTGACTGAGGAACCTTCCATTGCTTCCGCGATAACGGCCAGCAACGGGATCGTAACGCCATGAGGATTGGTCAAGACGCTGTTCAAAAACGGCAGCGAACGTTGATAAATCATTCAGGCTTTGCATCTTCAGCCTCCAGAATATCCTTAAAACGCTCAGGCGCTTCCTTCTTCCATTGATTCAATGCAGCGTCAATGTCTTCGGGACTGATCAATGCGGCCTCATCCAAGTCAGACAGAATGAGCCCTTCTACTTTCATAGGCTCCATTGCGTCTTTCTTAAAATATTCTGCTTGTTCTTTCTTGCCGCTAAAAGCGCCTTCCATGGAGCCATGCTTACGCTTGTATAAAGCTTTGTATTTTTGCGTGACGTAAGCTCCTGCAACTGCACTCGGCCACACTTTGAACTTTGTTTTTGCTGCTGCAATGGCTTGTTTATGCAGCTCCTTGTCTTTAAAAATGGCATCTTCTTTTTCTTCGCCACGCTTGTGCTCAAGGTCGCCAGGAAGATAAAGGCCAGCACTATCCTCCACTTCACGACTACCGTCCATGGGAAGCGTGCCATTCTCCTCGTTCATTGGATCACGGCCACCAGGAGGCACTGCCATTTTTCCGTCACCCCCTTTCTGAGTGGAACCACCCCCAGCTTGAGTGGGTAATTCTCGGATGACACTGGGATCGAGCGTAAGCTCCATGCTCCATTCAGAGCCGCCATAACGGGCATCTGCCACTTCCTTCGGACTCAGTACACCCAGTTGGATGTAACGGCCGTCTACGGCCGCCACACGCGCCCGCACATCTGCCATTTCGCGCTCATTAAGTTCAAACAATGGATTGAACGAAATGCGCCATGATTCAGGCAGTTCCCCTTTTGTTGGTCCCTCCTTGCTAAGCATGATCAGCTCCATCAGTTTTTTGATGGGCCGTTTGAAATGGACGCTTTGATAATCGGAAAGTGTCTTAGCGAAATCACGCTCTTCACTCCGACCAGTGGAGCCAAGACCGCTTGGACTTTCGCCAAACAACACAGTATGAGGAATCTTGCTAGCACCAATAATGTCTACGCGCAACTTCTCTAAGATTTCTCCAATGCCGCCAAAATTACGACTAATAAATTCAAGCTCCTCTTTCTCTGCATCAATTGCGTAGCCGCGATAGATGCTCTTGCTCATATCGTTCACTTGCAAGCGATCACGAATGGAGCTTTCCTTGCCAGCAGCCAACATTGCTGCTAAGCCCCTCACTTTATGAACAAAAATGTCAAACTCAGTGAGGAGCGTTGCTGCTGAATTCAAGCCCGTCCAATAATGACGGAAGCTGTCATAAACAGTTTGCAAGCTGCTCATGCCCCATCCATAGTTCCTTTGCCTAATGCGATAGGGCAGCCAATCGCCATCAAAACGCAAGATCCTATCTTTATGAATATAAGTAAGCTGCGGCTGGTTAATTAAATCTCCAGAGATGATCTGATAATAAGTGGCTTTTGAATAGTCGTATAAGTTTTCCTCATTAATAACGGGCGCAATTTGCCATCGGTCCAAGCACTCAATGTCTTCAATCCGACGAATATTGCGTTTATCGACAGGCATATAAGCGGGACGCCCATCGTCAATAAAAAGAAGTAAACAAGCACCCCCGTAAAGGCGGGCGTTTTTCGCTGCGAGATTGAGATGTTCGAGGATGTATAGGTCTTCAATAATTTGCTCAATCCCTTGCACTTCCTCGGCTCTAACGCCATCTCCGCCAAACAATACTTTGAAGCCTTTCCGCGTGGCTTGATCAGCATAAATATCAACAATGCGACGAGGAAGCCATTCACCATAAAGATTTTCTAGTTCTTCTTGCGCTAGGAATACTGTGGCTGTAGTTTTGGTATATTGCGCCTTGTCACGACCAGTGCCCATGCCGATGAGCACGTTCTGAAGGCCATCTGCCCTCACGCCACCGCTACCGGCATGACCGAGATCAACTGCTTCGCTTTCCATAAGCTTTATTTATGGCCATGATGTGTTGCTTTTATTCTAGAACCCGGCTACATTGTCACGTAGCTTATGCACACTATGGCCAGCTTTGGTATTGTTTTCCATTTCAGCGAGGAAGACAAAAAGCTCGTGCGGACAGAAGCCATGCGCAGGCAGCGTTTCAATGAAAGAAAAGGCCTAAAGGGACGCAATGGAGGCCCGAAAGAAGGAGAGAAAGCTCTTTTCGCTCACAAGCTTGGTGCCGCTGGCGAACTAGCAGTGGCAGATTATCTCCATCTACGGGAGTTTCTCTATCAAGAAACAGAAGCAATTCGCGGATCCTTTGATCTCCCTCCCAACATCGACGTGAAAACACGCTCTCGTCATAACTATGATCTCATCTGCCAACTAGACGAGAAGCCCGGAAAAACTTTAGTGCTGGTTACAATTCAAAACAAAATCACTCTTCTCCATGGCTGGATAAGGAGTGAGGATGCCATGAAAGAACAATGGAAGAAAGATCCTGCTCATGGAAGACCTGCTTATTTCGTTCCACAATCTGCATTGCTTCCTCTTATAGACTTGCGCCATGCTGAAATGTTCTGACTTTTCAAGACACGCCCTTAAGCTCGATCTCTATCCGAGGCAAGCGCAAATTCTTGACAATTTCTTCCAGCCAGATAAAAGCCATGCAGTGTGGGCACTTGGACGGCGATCAGGCAAAACTGTCATGGCTGCAGTGGCTTGCGTCTATATGTGCTTCGTCCTGGAAGATGAATATCGCAGACGCGTGAGAAAAGGCGAAAAATGGTACATCGTGACCGTAGCAAACAGTCAGGATCAGGCCCGCATTGCTCTTAATAACATTCGCCAGCTAATTCTCGATAGCCCCTTCGCTCAAGAAATTGTCAGAGAAACTGCCGACATTATTGAATTAAGCAATAATTGCGTCTTTAAGGCCATCCCCACTTCAGGTCGTGCCGCTCGTGGTCTTGCTTGCGCAGGCGCAGTATTTGACGAGCTTGCCTTTGCCACTGAAGGCGATGCAAATAGTGGAGGCCGTGGTATTTACGACGCACTTTCTCCTGCCATTGCTCAGTTCGGAGGAAAAGGACGCATCCTTGAACTCTCCTCACCATGGCTAACAGACGGCATCTTCTATCAGCATTTCAAAGAAGCAAGCTCTGGCCGCTTCCCTTTTATGCAAGCAGTGAATCTCCCAACATGGGAGATGAACCCAAGTATTTCGCAAGAGTTTCTTGACACAGAGCGCCAGCGTGATCCAGAAAAATTTAAAGTTGAGTATGGGGCGCAATTCGCGAGCAATCTTTCGGCCCTTGTTGCAAGCGATGTTATTGATGCCTGTATTGATGACCGCCGAGCGGCTCTACCACCACGCCCTGAATTCCAAGGAGCTTATGTACTTGCCCTTGACCCCGCCCGTGGTGGCGTTGGCCGTGACGACTACACTGCTTGTATTGTTCACTATGAAAACGGCACGTTAGTCGTTGATAAATTCCATTCGTTCGTTGCTGATTTTGAAATCAATGGAAGAATGGAAGTGAATATCAATGCAGTGGAAGATTGGATTAAGGAACAGCATCGTCTATATGTGTTTGACACTATTGTGATGGACCAGTTCAATAGTGCTGGCACCATTCAAAGCTTGGCGAGTGATTTGCCCATCACTGAACTTACTTGGACAGTCAGCTCCAAGATGAAAGCATTTAGCAAGATGCGAGAGCTATTTAATTCAGGACAGATCAATATTTATCGTCATGAGAAGGCGATTATGCAACTTAAGAATCTTACTGTCATCTATAAACCCAGCGGACAATGGAGCGTCACTGGTGGTAAAGCTTCTGGAATTGACGACTTAGCGTTTGCAATGGCAGGGGCAATTCTTGCTGCTAGTAAAGATGATGATATTGGTTGGATTGAAAGCCTGATTTCCTAAAAGCATTGGCTTAGTATGATTTTCAAACAATAGTTCTCCTATGGAATGAAGAACAGCGATTTAACTATGCAGGAGGTAAAGTTTCTTATCTCCTTGCTTGAATGCGGAAGCTCCAATAGGCAAACTGCCTTACAGCTTCTTGCAGCCGAACATCTCTACATTCCCACTCTCCTTCCTAAGCTCCAAGCCCATGCCAAGCGCCTGAAGCAAATTGAAGCTCTTGAACAGGCTTACGACGCAGACGAAGGTTTCTTTCCTGAAAACGCTTCCTTAAAAGAATATGACGTTTGACGGCGAATAACCGTGCTATGCTTTTGGAGCTTTCGCGAAGCACGCTGGCCAGCGTTAGTTCAACAAGGAACAATGGTTTCAGGAGCCATTGTTTCCTTCTAGGGGAAAGAGGGAAACGGGCCAACCCGTTTTGAAATGTCGTACAAGGCGGATTGAAGCCCCGCTCGGCGCCCTCAACTTCACTA